CCAGTCGGTGATTGATTCGTTGCGGCGCATTAAGCGTGATCCGAGGTTTGTGAAGGAGTGGGATCGTCGGTGCGCCGAGTTGAATATTCATCCTGAGCGCACCCAGTCGGTGATTGATTCGTTGTTTAAGCAGGCGGCTGATGGGGATGTGAAGGCTGCTTCTCTGTATTTGCAGTACATCGACAAGTTCACGCCGAAGCGGCGTGTCGTTGTCGATGATGAGCGTGCTGCTTCTGGTTTGTCGGATGCGGAGCTGGCTGACGAGTTGGAGGCTTTGGTCGCCGAGTTTCGGGTCGATGACGTTGCGGAGGAGTCGTGAGCGGGTCGGGTTGGTTGCCGTATGCTGAGGAGCGTGCCGAGGCCCGTTTTGATTCTGATGGCGATCAGGTGTGGCGTGAGGAGGCGTTTGGTGAGCGTCCTGTGTTGGGTCCGTGGGGCGATCCGTTTCATGGCCCTGGTTCCGATGAGGTGTTGGAGTGCGGCGTTGAGACTCCTGAGGTGTGCGAGTCGTGTCAGTGAGGGAGTGGGTGTTGGCCGCAACGGTGACGGCGGCGTTTATGTGTATAGCGTTCCTGGTTTGGGGTTTGGGTCGGACGTTACAATCGTTGTTCGATTAAATGGGCAGGATCACTAGGTTTGTTGTGGCTGTGACGGGCTTGTTGGTGGCGGTTGGTACGTTGATTGGGACGATCAGCATGAATCTTGGTCGGTCGTCGCCGCCTGAGGGGGTTACCATTATTTTGAATAGCCCTGAGGCGTATGCTGAGTTCCTTGCGGATCATCCTGCGGGATGAGCCGTCTAGGTGAACTTCGCCAGGAAGCGGAGTGGCGCAAGTGTGTCCGTGACGAAGCCTACTTTCTTCGCAACTACTGGCATATAGCGCATCCCGCCCACGGCAGAATCCTGTTTGATTTGCGGGACGCCCAGGCTTTCGCTTTAAACCATTGGGATAACAACCGTTATTCGTTGACGTTGAAAGCCCGCCAGATCGGCTGGACGACCCTGGTGGCCGCCCACCAGTTCTGGCTGGCGTTCTTTCACCCAGATCAGAACATCATCGACCTGTCCCGCACCGAGCGGGAATCGGTGTTGTTGTTGAAGAAGTCAAAGTACGGGTTTCAGCATCTGCCGAAATGGATGGTGAATCGTGGCCCGAAGTCCCTGATCGAGCATCAGCAGAGAATGGGGTTCGGAAATGGTAGCCAGATTACTTCGATGCCTTCGGCATCCGATCCTGCTCGAGGCGAGTCGGCTACGCTGGTTGTGGTTGACGAATGGGCGTTCCTGCCGAACCCTGAAGAAGCGTGGGCTTCCATAGAGCCGGTCGCTGATGTGGGCGGTCGGATCATCGGACTGTCGACCGCCAACGGGTCAGGGAACTTCTTTCACGAACTTTGGGTTGGTGCCACGACAGGCAACAACAAGTTTGAATCAATGTTCTTTCCGTGGTCGGCGACCGAAGACCGCGGGCCGGCATGGTACGAAGAGAAGCAGCAATCGATGCTGCCGTGGCAGCTCGCACAGGAATACCCCACAACCCCCGAGGAAGCGTTCGTCAAGTCAGGCAACCCCGTGTTCGACTTGGACCTGTTGGAAGAGATGAAACGCCATGTCCGGTTTGGCGAGTCGGGGTATTTGCATAAGGTGTCTTCGATGGCTGTGGAGTTTCGGCGATGAGTTTGGAGGTGTGGGTTCATCCTGATCCGCAGCACGGCTATGTGATGGGGGTGGATACGGCTGAGGGTTTGGGGCATGGCGACTATTCGTGTGCTCATGTTCTGGATTTGAACACGGGCGAGCTGGTTGCTGCGTGGCATGGGCACATTCCGCCTGATGCGTTGGCGGACGAGGTGTTGTCTTTGGGTTTGTGGTATCGGGATGCTTTGTGTTGCGTGGAGGCCAATAACCACGGGTTGACGACGATTACGCAGTTGCGGCAGTTGGGGTATCCGAATCTGTTTCGGCGTCGTTCGTTGAACCAGGCAACGTCGAAGGTGTCTCAGGAGTTTGGGTGGAAGACGACTCGGACGACGAAGCCGTTGATGATCGACGATTTGGGTATGGCGTTGCGGAATGGCGAGTTGACGATTTATGACCGTCATACGATTGCGGAGTTGCGGACGTTTGTCCGCAACGAGCGGGGGTCGATGTCTGGGTCTCCTTACGATGATCGTGTGATTGCTTTGGCTTTGGCAAATCAGATGCGTAAGTACGCTTTTGCGCCTGAGTACGTTCAAAAGGTTGACGATTACTGGACTGTGGACTGGTTTGCCCGTCAGGCGCAGCGCGATTCTGCTGTTGGGCCTGATTTGCGGATCGGGGGGAACACGGTGCGTGGGACACCCCTTCGTTCTAAGTAGGGAATCCCTCTAGCATGGAGTAATCGAACTATGGCGAGATTCGTTTCGCACACTTCCGCATCGCAGACTGTTGATGGCGCGAAGGGTCAGAACAACAAGATGGAGCGTGGCGGTTCTGTCGTCGCTAACCCGATTTGGGAGCCTGCTGCTCCGCAGTCCCCGAAGCAGCGTTTCGGCGACCCGAAGTATGCCAGTCAGACTGGCGGCTACGGGGAGATCAGCGTGCGTGAAACGCCGGTCAACCAGCACGGCATCACCGGCAGGGTGGAGCCGGCAAAGCCTCAGCCCAACTTGAAGGGCCACAACGCTGCCCCACACACCAAGCGTCCGTAACTGTGGCGGTTCTGCCACCTGAGGCGACGTTTAAAGATTTTGTTTCATATACGGAATCTTTGCGGGGGCCTATGGAACCTGTGGCTCTTGAGGAGTTGTGGGAGTGGCGGAAGAAGCTCTTAGGGATTCGTTTTGACACTGGACGCGGTTTCCGCACCCAGTTGCCTGTGAGCGAGCAGCATTTGACCCGTGAGGAGCGGGGCCGCAAAGCGGAGGCTGAGGCTAAAGCTGCGGGACGCAATATCGAAAGGTTGCCTGACAAGGCGTATTTCTGATGGCTCGAAAAACTCGCAGCGAGTTGCTGAACGACTATGTCGAACGCATTGATCGTTCGCGTCGTTGGCGCGAACAGGAGGGCCTGGATGAAACGTGGTGGAGGCTAAACGACCTTTACCGTGGCCGCCATTGGCCGAGGACCACTACCGCCCAGCGTGATTTGATTGCCGTGAACCTGTCGTTTTCGACGGTGAACGTGATCGCTCCTTCGGTGTCGGTGAATCATCCGAAGATTGTCGTTTCGGCAAATGATCCCGAAAACAGCTCTAAGGCTGCTTCGGTTGAAGCGGTAGTGAACCATCTGTGGCGTCACCACGACTTTCGGACGCCGTTTCGTCGAGCCGTGAAGGATTTTCTGATCTTTGGTCACGGGTGGATCAAGGTGGGGTGGAAGTTCGTTGAGCAGGAAATGTCTCTGTCGGACGTTCAACGTCAGGATCTTCTCGACCAGGCGATAAACGAAGTCGACATGTTTGCTGCTGAAGCGCCGGCCTTTGCCGGCGGTTTGCCCACAGACGAAGAAGTGGCTGCGAACGTCCCACAGACGGCGATGATGGTCGTTGAGGACCAGCCGTTCGTGGAACGCGTTTCACCGTTCGATGTGTTCGTCGATCCTGAAGCGACCTGCATGGACGATGTCAGTTGGATCGCCCAGAGAATCATTCGTCCTTTGTCGGAAGCTCAGAACGACAAGCGGTACCGACCGTCGGTACGGAAGCAGTTGACGGCCGATGGGGGCGTGAACCCGATGTACGCGTCGCAGTACCTCGACAACAGGGAGTACCTGTTTGACGAGGAACGGGTCACGATCTGGGAGTACTACGACATCAGGTCAAACACGCTGTCGGTGTGGGGGGAAACCACAGACGAGTTTTTGATCAACCCGATTCCGATGCCTTACGCCTACGGTCAACCGTTCGTGATGCTTCGGAACTATGACGTTCCCGATTTCTTCTACCCGATAGGCGACCTGGAAGCCATCGAATCGCTGCAACTCGAGTTGGACAAGACTCGTTCGCAGCTGATGAACGACCGTAAACGGTACGCACGCAAGTACCTGTACCACGAAAGGTCGTTCGGCCCCGAGGGCCGTGAAGCCCTCGAGTCCGATGAGGATGGCCGCATGGTTCCCGTCGTTGACGAGAACAAGCCGTTGTCGGACGTTGTCGTTCCGATGCCGCAGGTGCCGATCTCTCCTGAGATCTACGCGTACAGCGACATTATTGAAACCGATATTAACACAGTGTCGGGGATCTCGGAGTACGCCAGGGGTGCGATGCCTGAGATTCGCCGCACGGCGACTGAGGCCAGCATTATTGCTGACGCACAGAATGCGAGGGCGTCCGACAAACTCGCCATCGTGGAGTTGGCGATAGGCCGCATCGGCCGGCGAGTCATCCAGCTGATGCAACAGTTCATGACGGGTAGTTCCACGGCGAGAATCCCTGAGGCTGGCGAAGAAGCGTTCATCGGGTACAGCCGAGAAGACATTGTGGGCGAGTACGACTACAGCGTTGAGGCGGGTTCCACTCAACCGTTAAACGACACGATTCGCAAGCAGCAGGCCGTGTCTCTCTTGAACGCTATGGGGCCGCTGGTTGGCACCGTTATTGATCCGCAGGCACTTGCGGTTCATGTTCTCAAGACCGGTTTCGACATTAAGGATCCTGAACGGTTCCTGATGCAGGCGCAGGGTGGACCGCAGACTGGAGCGCCTCCAAGCGCACCTGTCGCTCCGCCTGGGGCCGGTCAGGCGCCTACCAGGTCGGCCGCACCCCCCATGCCGCCGCCTGGGGCACCGCCTGACGGGGCTTTTGCTCCGACCGGCGGCGTTCCTCCAGAGTTGTTAGCGCAACTGCAAAACCAAATGGGATTGGAGTTGCCGGCTTTGTAACCCCATGTGGGACAACGCCATTTCTGTAATAGGAGCAACCGTTTTATTGGACTCCCCTAGAAGGGACACGAAGTGCCCGAAGAAAACATGGAAGCAACGGAATCCGCTGCGGCGGACATTCCTGAGATTTCATCAGAAGCCCTAACGGAACCTGGAGAATCTTACGCCGTCAAGGTCGACGGCGAGGAACATCAGGTCAGCCTGTCGGAGCTTCAGAACGGTTACCAGCGTCAGGCGGATTACACCCGCAAGACGCAGGAAATCGCAGAAGAACGTCAGCGTTTGCAGCAGGCCGAGGCGATTGCTTCGGCTTTGGAATCAGACCCTGCCGGCACCATAGCGGCGTTATCGTCAGCGTTTGGAGTTTCGGACAACCTCCCCACCGCCGAACCGAGTTACTCGGACGGCGTTGATGAAGATCCGACAGCCAAGCGGATAGCCGCTCTTGAGGCCCAGGTGACGCAGCAAGCGCAGGCTCAGAGACAACAAGCTTTAGAGAAGGAAGTCAATACTCTAAAAAAGAAGTACGGAGACTTCGACACTTCAGAGCTGTACAGACATGCTTTGAGAAATCGGATCCCAAACTTGGAAGCCGCTTTTACCCACATGAAGTACGGGGAAGTGGCTACCACGGCTGAGAAACTGCAGAAAGATCAGGAAATCACAGACGCCAAGCGTGAAGCCTCCAAGGTGACAAGCGGGGCGGGCACCCAAGCGGGTGCTGTGGTTGCTGGAACGGATGCGGGGAAACAGCCGTCTTCTTTGAGAGAAGCCTTCGCTCAAGCCAAAAAACAACACGGCACCTAACCCTAAAGGGGAAGAAACGACATGACTGCTGGTAACAGCAATTTTGACGAGATTCTCTCCACCACACTCAAGAACTACGTTCCGAAGCTGACGGACAACATCTTCAGCGCAAGGCCGTTGTTCTACGCTTTGACGAACGGCCAGACCATTCGTCGGGTCAGTGGTGGTGCGAAGATCGTCGTCCCAGTGATCTACGGGACGAACTCAACCGCTGGTTCGTACAGCGGCACCGACACTATTTCCGTGACGGCTCAGACAGGCATTTCTGCCGCCGAGTACGACTGGAAGCAGTACGCGGCCACAGTGACCATCAATGGTATTGAGGAAGCCAAGAACAACGGCGAAGCTCAGATCATTGACCTGCTGGAAGGCAAGATCTTCCAGACGCAGGAAACCATCATCGAGAACATGAACACCATGTTGTTCGGGAACGGCACTGGCAACAGCAGCAAGGACATGCTCGGTTTGAGCGCCTTGGTTGGTTCCACGGGTTCCCCTGGTGGCATTGACGCCACCGATGCGGACAACTCGTGGTGGCGTTCCGCGGTAACCAATCAGGGCGGTGCGATCACCATCGCTGCGATGGCTACCCTGTACAACAACTGTTCGGTTGGCAACGACCAGCCGACGATTATCATTACCGGTCAGAACCAGTACGAGGCTTACGAGGCTCTGCTCACCGATCAGATCCGTTA